TTCAAAAAGGGTCTTGATTTTTGTAGCGACATAAATTATAATAGCATCGTGGCACAGAGGAGGTGACACGATGAGCCCACGAGTGGGGCGGCCCAAAGCTGAGAATCCCAAGGACAAGGAATTGAGGGTAAGAATCGACAAGGAAACAGAGCAAGCCCTCAAAGAACTTGCACAGCACTACAACATTCCGGTATCTGTTGTCGTGCGCATGGGAATCGAACGGCTTTATGCCGAAATAAAAAAGTAAGCGTTGCACATGCCGCTAACATCACAACGCTTACCGCAATGAATCCCCACAACCACACCGACTGTACGGGATGGTGTGAAATTCATTTACATCATACCATCCTGTCAGCCAAAAGTCAATAATATTTAGCTGATAGGAGGAAATTTCAATGTACGAACTCATCCTGCGTGAAATCGCCGTCATTGACGAAGCGTTGTCCATCGTATGTGACCGTATGAACCCTGCCGACCGCATTTCTGACGCTCTCCTTCGTGAGGTGCTGGACTGCATGGAGAACATCCGAAAGGCGGTGGACGAATGAACGGGTTGCAGACCTTCGCCAATGAAGAGTTCGGTGCTGTCCGCTCCCTGATGATTGAGGACATGCCGTGGTTTGTCGGATACGACGTGGCAAAGGCGTTAGGGTATGTAAAGCCGCGAAACGCAGTCAGCGTACACGTTGATGATGAGGATAAGAATACCGCCCTGATTCAGGGCGCTATTCAGGGCGGTACTCAAGGGAACCCCAACATGACCATTATCAACGAGTCCGGTCTGTACAGTCTCATCCTGTCCAGTAAGCTCCCCGCCGCCAAGCGTTTTAAGCGCTGGGTCACGTCCGAAGTGTTACCTGCCATCCGCAGGACGGGAGAGTACGGAACGGCTACACAGGCGGCGGAGCCGGAGACAGCGACGGCAGAAGCCCTTCCGGCACGGGAGACTACGAACGACGATTATCTCCGCGCCGCGTCCATCGTCGCCTCCTGCAAAAACGAGCGCTTGCCCTATGTGCTGGCGTACCTGAGCAAGGCAGGGCTTTCCACCGTCTGCCCCGTGCAGACGCAGGAAGAACAGCGAGACCGCTATGAAATCATGCGTCTGCTGGTGAAAGCGTATAACGACTACGGCATCAGCGACACGACCATTGGCAAGGCGACGGGACTTAACCGGGCGCAGATCAGGATGTACCGCACGGGTGAGCGCTTCCCCAAAGCGGGACGGGCGGAATACATCAAAGCTGTGGTTGAGCCTATGCTGGTTGAACAGGAATAACCCCATTCAGCCGCTGCACTGATTCAGTGCGGCGGTTTTTCTATGCCAATTAAAGGCGGTGATACCCTTTGTTTTCGAGATTATGGCAGTTTATAAGGCAGGTGATACACCGGATGTTCCCCTTTAAGGACGTGGCGGCGGTTGAGCACATCGACACGCCGCTGTCCAATGAAATGATTGACGCCCTCGACCTGTGGTACAAAATGTACACCGACTCGCCCCCGTGGCTGTCTCCCGGCAAGGTGAAAAGCCTGAACCTCCCCTCCCTGATTTGTTCTGAGGTCGCTCGTCAGGTGCTTTTGGAGGTCAAGTGGAACATCAGCGGCAAGGCGGACGAAAACGGCAATGCGCAGGACAGTCCCCGCGCCGAGTACCTGAAAGCGGAGTTCGGAAAACTGATGCAGTCCCTCCGCCCCAAGCTGGAACAGGCGTGCGCGGCGGGCGGCATGACCATCAAACCCTACCCCAAGGACGGGCACATCTACTTCGACTGCGCTACGGCGTGGAGCCTGTACCCTATCGCCTTTGACGATGACGGCAACCTGAAAGACGTGATTTTCCGCGATTCCTATCAGGACGGCAAAACGACGTACACCCGCCTTGAGCGGCACACGGTGACGGACAAGGGTATTTCCATCACGCAGAGGGCTTTTCGTTCCAATAACCGGGAGTCCATCGGTGTTGAAATCCCGCTGACCGACGTGCCGCAGTGGGCGGAAGCAGAGCCGGAAGCCCTGCTGACGGACACGGAAGGGCAAATGTTCGGCTGGTTCAAAACCGCCAACGCGAACAACGTTGACATTGACGCGCCTATGGGCGTGGCGGTGTTCAATAAAGCCGTTAACATCATCCGGGAGGCGGATATGCAGTATTCCCGCATTCTGTGGGAGTATGAGGGCAGTGAGCTGGCTATCGACGTGGATCCTACCGTGCTGCGCCCGCAGATACACGGGCACGGGCGGCAGGAAATGCCACAACTGAACGAGCGCTTGTTCCGCGGCGTTGACCTCGGCGATGACCATTATCAGGTGTTTTCCCCTGCCATCCGTGACTCCGCGCTGTTTAACGGTCTGAATCAGCTTTTCATGCGCGTTGAGGACTCCTGCGGTCTTGCAAGAGGCACGCTGTCCGACGCAAATCAGGAAGCGCGGACGGCTACGGAGCTGCGCATCGTCAAGCAGCGCACATATGCCACCATTGCCGACAACCAGCGAGCGCTTGAGCATTGCCTGCGGGATGTGGTGCGGGCAATGGATAAGTACGCCACCATGTATGACCTCGCCCCGGCTGGCGATTACGACCTGTCCTTTGAATGGGATGACAGCATCATCACCGACGCATCCCAGCAGCTCGGCGAACGGCTGGAACTTATGTCGCAGGGGCTTATGAGTAAGACAGAGTTCCGCATGTGGTATTTCGGTGAAACCGAAGCGCAAGCCGAACGCGCCCTTCAAAAGGTGCAGCAGGAACAGCTTTCGCAGTCTATGGACGCGCTGCTGACCGCACAGAGTGGCGCTACGGGGACTTCTGCGCCCGACGACGGCGAATAAGGGGTGAAATCCCATGCTATCGAATGAAGCGCTGGAAAGGGTGCTCGGACGCCTGCAATCGCGTTTCGATGAGGTGAACAGCTTCTACATTCGCAAGATTGCCGAGCAAATTAAGAAAATCGGCGGGCTGAGTCAAGCCAACATCAACCGCCTCGTCATCATGGCCGATATGACCTCCGATGTGCGCGAGATTACCGAGCGGCTGATGATCGTCACCCGTCTGAATGCGCAGGACATTCAGGCGGTGTACAATGCGGCTATGCAGCAGACATACACCGACCCGCGTTTCACACAAGCGTTCACAGCAGGCGCACAGCCCTCCGCCGCCGTGCGACAGCGGCTTGTGCAGTTCGCGCAGAACGTGTCCCGGCAGACGGCGCAGACGGCGCAAAACCTGTCCAACACGACGGCGATTGCAGCGCCGTACCGCAGGGCGGTTGACCGGGGCATACTGGCGGTAAGCACAGGACTGATGGATTACCAAACAGCTACACGGGAGATTGTGAAGGAAATCGGGTATAACGGCTTGCAGGTGCAATATGCAAGCGGCTATCACAGGCGGCTGGATACCGCCGTGCGGCAGAACGTGGTTGACGGCGTAAAGCAAATCACCCAACACGGCGCAAATGCCATCGGCGAGGCACTGGAATACCGCGAGGTGGAAATATCCGCGCACATGCACAGCGCCCCCGACCACGAACCCGTTCAGGGACGCATTTTCCCCAAAGCTGAGTTTGACAGGATGCAAGCCGGGCTTTCCTGCACCGACATCGACGGCAACGTTTACGCGGGCTTTAAGCGCCCTATCGCTGAGTGGAACTGCGGGCATTTTGCCCTGCCATTCGACTCCCGGTATGCCAAACCCCGCTACGACCCTGCACAGCTCCACGAATGGGCGGAGAAGAACAATGCGGGGTGCGACATCGACGGCAAGCATTACACCACCTATCAGGCACAGCAGCTTATGCGCAAGATGGAAACGCGGGTGCGGCGATATAAGGACACGGCGAACGCCGCCCGCATTGCCGGAGACGATACCCTGCGGCGTGAGTGCCAAATGCGCATCAACGCAGTCGCCGCAAAGTATGAACAGGTTGCGAAGCTGTCCGGTCTGCCCATACGCAAGCAGCGTATGAGCGTGGAAGGATTCAAAATGGTAAAGGTTTAAGGAGGATTGTGTATGAGTACCTACGACTTCATGGTTGCCGCGAAGAAAGCGGTTTGTAACTGGATTGCAAACCGTTATGCGGTAGAAAGCCGGACGGTCGCTATCGACTGGACGGACGTTTTCATCGTGTGGCAGTGCAAGACCTTGCAGAATCACAAGGCGATTCTTGCCGCGCCTACCCCGGACCAGTATCTCTTTGAAGCAACGTACAATGGCGACAAGGAGCAGATGTACCTTGATGTCTATGACAAGATTGGGAACGTCTGCATCAATGGTGTCAATATGGAGGTGTGACAATGGCAAAAGCGATGATTAGTCAGCCTATGGCGGGGAAAACCGAAAAGGAGATCGTCGAAACCCGCGAAAACGCGATCACTTTTCTCAAGGAGCGCGGATACGACATCGTGAACACCCTGTTCACCGATGACTGGTACAGCGACAAGGCGATGCAGGAACGCGGAGTTGTGCAGATTCCGCTTTGCTTCCTCGCCAAATCTCTTGAGAATATGAGCAAGTGCCATGTCGCCTACTTCTGCAAGGGATGGCAGACTGCCCGCGGATGCCGTATTGAGCACGAAGCAGCGAAAGCATACGGCATCGCAATCATCTACGAGGAATAATCCTCAAGCCCAAATTTCAAAGCTGTTAAAGGCCCGCCTGTATCCGGCAGGCTTTTAATATATCACCCTACCATGCCGGGACATAACTGCATGGGCGCCGCGCCCGCGGAGTGGCCGCGGATATATAAGCCAAATCTACGGCGGCAGGAGGTAACACATGGAATTTCTCAAGGCTCTTTTCTCCAATGGTCCCTTGACCTTCGAGCAGTTTGAAGCTGCGGTCAAGGAACAGAAAATGAACATCGTCAATCTTGCGGACGGCGGGTACGTCTCCAAAAGCAAGTACGACGACACGGTGAACGGCCTCAAGGGGCAGGTAACGGAATTGCAGGGGCAAATCACCTCCCGCGACGGCGACCTGACCTCCCTTCGTGAACAGCTTACGGCGGCGCAGGCTGACGCGGGCAAGCTCGGCGCCGTTCAGCAGTCCCTCGCCGACCTCCAGACCAAGTACAACACCGATAAGACCGACTACGAAAACAAGCTGACGCGCCAAGCCTACGAGTACATGGTGCGCGAGCGCGCAAACAGCTTGCAGTTTTCGTCTGCTTCGGCAAAAAAGGCGTTCTTGCAGGAGGCTATCGGCAAGGACTTCAAGGTAGACGGTGAAAGTCTGCTGGGCTACGAGGATTTCGTAACCAAGTATAAGGCGGATGACCCCGGCGCGTTTGCGGCGGAGAAAGAGCCGGAAGGAGCACCAAAGGGAAAGCCGACTGTGGTACTGCCCAGCGGCGGCAAGCCCGCTCCCGGCAAAAAGTATTCCCTGTCGGAGCTCATGATGCGACACAACGAAAACCCCGACGCGCCGATTGCCTTTGATGAGTGACCGGCGCAAACCTGAACGAAGAAAGGAAGATGAATCATGGCTGGCAAGTTTAACGCCAAGTTTTTCAACGGTGAAGTATTCCAGAAATACATCGACCGCATCCCCAACCCCCGCAAGACGGAACTGCTCAAGTCCCGCGCTATCCGCAGTCGCCCTGAGCTGGCCTCCTCCATGCGCGACGAAGTAGGCGGCAACTACATCAGCACGCCCCTCAAGGGTCTGATTTCCGGCTCTGTCCCCATGAACTACGACGGCAACACCGACATCACCCCCTCCAGCACGGAGACCTTTATGCAGTCCCGTGTGGTCGTCGGTCGCGCCAATGCGTGGGCGGAGCTGGATTTCAGCTACGACATTACGGGTGGCGAGGACTTCATGGAGAACGTCGCTGAGCAAATCAACGACTACTGGAACGAAATCGATCAGGATACCCTCGTTGCTATCCTCAAGGGCGTGTTCAGCATGACCGACACGCAGGGCAAGAAGTTCGTGACGACCCATACGCACGACGTGACCGCCCTGCTGAATGCGGACGGCAAGACCGGCGTCATGGATGCTACGACCATGAACACCGCCATCCAGCGGGCCTCCGGCGACCAGAAGGGCAAGTTTACGCTTGTGCTGATGCACAGCGTTGTGGCTACCAATCTGGAGAACCTGAAACTGCTGACCTACCTCAAGTACAACGATGCGGACGGTATGCAGCGCGACATCGGCCTTGCGACGCTGAACGGTCGTCTGGTGCTGGTGGATGACTCCATGCCCGTTGAGCACGGCTACGATGCCGCCACCGCCAGCACTACGGGTGCGGTCAAGGTGGTTGCTTCCGGTGCGACCACTGGCCAGATCAACCTTGCGGACGTGAAGAAGGGCGATTTCTACCCTGCCAACGTTGCGGCGGACGCCTATGTGGTCGAGGCCACCCACTACATTTCCTATGTACTGGGTGACGGTGCTATCGAGTATACCGACTGCGGCGCTAAGACCCCCTATGAAATGGACCGCAACCCTGCTGTCAAGGGCGGTCAGGATCTGCTGTACAGCCGTCAGCGCAAGTGCTGGGCGCCCTACGGTATTTCCTTCACCAAGGCCTCTATGGCTTCTGCTTCCCCCACGGACGCGGAGCTGGCGAAGGGCGCGAACTGGGAGCTGGTATCCTCTGCGGGTACTACCAAGACGTACATCGACCCCAAGACCATTCCCATTGCCCGCATTATCTCCCTCGGCTAATCGCCGCAGGGATGAAAGGAGGGCGGTCTGAATGGCGCACGCGCAATACCTGACGTATGACGAGTACAAGGCATACGGTGGCGCACTTGCGCCCGCCGCCTATCCTCCGATGGAGCTGAAAAGCCGCAAACGCATAGACTACCTGACCGACTCCCGCGTACAGAACATGCAGACTGTACCGGATGCGGTCAAGCTCTGTGCGTTTGCGCTAATTGCTCTGGAGGAAGCTGTGGGCGTGGAAGCGCAAGCCACCAATCCCGCCGTCACCTCTTTTAACACGGACGGTTATTCAGAATCCTACGGCAATACTCTGAACGCTGATGAAGCGCGTCGGCAAATGAACAAGCTGGTAGGCGAGTATCTGTACGGCGAACGGGATGACGACGGCGTACCACTTTTGTATCGCGGGGTGAGAGGATGAAGCTGTGCAATGATACGATTACCGTTTTCAACGCAAAGCTCGATCAAACCCTCGATGCGACGGTGTACGTCCCGACCGTGATTCACGGCGTATCGTGGTACAGCGGCGAAAAGTCCACGGTAGACGCGAACGGTCTGAAAGCCGCAAGCCAATACACTATTCGCATACCACTGAAAGCTGATGCCGGGGGCAAAAGCTACGTTGACCCGGTGTACTGGCGCAATTCTGCGGACGTGGCGGGGCTATATACCCTGAATGAGGGCGACCTGATGGTAAAGGGAGCGTACACGGACATGCTGACGCTACCCGCACAAATCAAAGCACTGCACGGTGTAACGATTCTCGCGGTCACGGACAATCGACGGGCACCCAACGCCCCGCATTGGAAGGTGGTGGGGACTTGAGTGTGACCATTAAAGCGGCCTTTCAATGGAACGGCGACGGCAACCTTCTGCGCGCCAAAAATCTTGAAACGGGTGGGCGGGTGCAGACCGCTATCGACAATGCGGTCATTTCCTACTGTATGCCGTACTGCCCGTGGGAAACAGGCACACTGGCGCGAAGTCCGTTTGCGGCTTCTCCTCCGGGCGGAGGACAGGTCATATATGCAACGCCGTATGCCAGATACCTGTATTACGGGGAGGTCATGGGGCCGAACATCCCCGTGTTCGAGGACGATACGGGAACGCCTACACGGTTCTTTTCGCCGCCCGGACAGGAGAAGCACCTGACCGGCAGGGCGCTGACCTTCCGAACGGATTCTAATCCGCTGGCGGGTGCGTTCTGGTTTGAGCGCATGAAAGCCGACCACATGCAGGACATTTTGGAGGAGGCGAGAAACGTTGCCAACGGTAAATAACGTAGAACACCTCCGCAAGTGGTTTCGCCAATGTCCGGCACTGTCAAAGGCTAACCATTTCAGGGTTGACTATCTGGCCGAAGAAGCGACGGAGTACGCGCTGTATGCGGTTCCGTCTACCGTGAATTACCATGAAAATGTGCTTGGCGAGCACGTTCCGAACGATATTCAGACCTTGAATTTCATCTTTGCGTCGAAAGAAGTGTTCGGAGCGGCAGAAGCACAGAACATTGCCAATTATGGCTTCTATCAAGACGTAATTGACTGGATTATCAACCAAAACTCTTCCCGCAATCTCCCTTGCGTGAATGAGGGGCGCGTACTGTCAGTTGTCCCCACGCTGACACAGTACGTCTCCGCGCCCGGTGCAAGCAGCGCAAAATACCAGATTCAAATCAAGCTGACTTATCGCAGACGCTAAGAACAAGGGAGCTGATTAAGTGTATGCGCGACTAATAAGCGGTTCCCTTTTCTTCTCCTCCGACGCCGGACGAATCAGAAAAGGGACTTTGTATCTCAATGACGGCGCGTTTTTCAGCGCGTCCGACCTAACCATCATTTCCGTGAAAGGGGATAAGAAAATGGCAAAACTTGAACGTAACCGCGGTATGTATTTTGGCTCTTGGACGGGGCAAGACATCGAGGAAAAGGCCAGCGTCTCCATCGGCGATAGTTCGGGCGTTACTGCCTGCACGGTTACTGCCGCCACCTTCGGCACAGCGGTCAGCGACGTATCCGGCGAGTACACCTTCCTCTACGATGGCTCGAACTGGACGCTGAACGGGAACGTTGTCAGCGACATCAGCACCGCCTATGGTCTGTCCATCACCGGCGACCCCGCGGACGGTGACATTCTCGTTGTCGAGTACACTGCCGCTACGGGTGGCTGGGAGGCGCTGGGCAAGGATAACGACGACCTCTCCAAGGAGCTGAACCCCGATACTGAGACCAGTCAGAATGTGCTGGGCGAGACCAATTTCAAGCACTCCGGCTATACGCCTGAAATTGGTCTCGACCCCTACTACATCGACCCTTCCCGCAAGATGTACGACCATCTGCGCGAGGTGGCGCTGGAGGAGCTCTACGGTGAAGGCGACCTGATGGGCTACTTTGCCGAGGCATATTTCCAGACGGCAAACCGAAAGACCCAGAAGATGACCGGCTACTGCTACGTCCGTCAGGCGTGGTTTGTGCCTCAGTCTACTGGCGGCGACACGGCGGGTTATGCGATTCCCGTTACGATTACGCCCGTTGGCCCGGCCACGAAGAAGAAGATCGTGTACGACATGAGAACCAACGAGGCCACCATCACCAACTTCACCGCCGGTTCCTGATGAGCGGCGCGTGAAGAGATGAGAGCGGCGGGGCAAAGCTACACGCGGAGCCTCGCCGCATTTTGTAGGAGGTAAACACGATATGGCGAACAAAACAAAGCTCCCGCAGACGAACACGAATCAGAACGTTTTCACGCTGGACGACGGTACGAAAGAGATTACCCTCGTCAACCCTTATGGAAAAATCATTTGCAAGCTGCACATCCGTCCCGGTGACGTGTCCATCTATGACCGCTATAAGGCACTGATGGACGATTTTGATTCCATCATTAAGCCGCTGTCCGATATGGACATTAAAAATGACGGCACATCGGAGTTCGACGATAACTGGGAAAAGCTGCAACAGGTTGAAACCGTTGTTAAGCAGCGCATTAACGCGCTGTTCGACATGGATGACGCAGACGCGCTGTTTGCAACTCGTCATCCTTTTTCGTCCGTCAATGGCGTTTTCTACGTCGAGAACGTGTTGACTGTTCTCGGTCAGGTTATCGCTCAGGCCATTGAAACGGAAACAAAACTGTCGCAGGAGCGCATCAAAAAGTATCTGGCTGACCTTGAAAAGGATGTGACGCCGGATGCTGGGGCAACTGCCGACAAGCCTTGACGTATGCGGCACAGTATACAGAATCCGCACGGACTATCGTAACATTCTGCAAATTTTCTCCGCCTATAACGACTCAAGTCTTTCTGATAGCGAAAAGGTGTACGTCTGTTTGAAACGCCTGTTTACGGATTTTAATAAAATTCCGAGTCAACAGTACGCACAAGCCTATGCTGCCGCAACCGCGTTTATCGACTGCTGTACGCGAGAGGATACGCCCGCGCCTAAAACAATCAACTGGGACAAGGACGAGCAACTGATTTTTCCCGCCGTCAATAAAGCAGCAGGAATGGAAGTCCGTGCTCTACCCTACCTGCATTGGTGGACATTCCTCGGCTACTACCAGTCCGTAGACCACGACGGGCTGTTTGGCTTCGTTCTGACCATCCGACAGAAGAAAGCGCGGGGAAAGAAGCTGGAAAAATACGAGCAGGAGTTTTATCGCTCCAACATCAATCTTTGCCGTATCGAAGAAAAACCCGCCCCGCAAAAGGCGGAGGGCACCCTGCAATCCATGTTTGATTCTCTCCCGGAAGAAGGTGAAACTTAATGGCAAACGGCGCAGACGGCTCTATTATCATTGATACCGGGCTGGACAATACCGGCTTTGAACGCGGATCTCAGAGGATGCAACAGGCCATCCGGGGAGTAACGCAGGCGATTAACCAGTCCGGGCGTGCGGCTGCAAATGGTATGCAGCCGCTTTTTTCTGCCTGTCAGCAGGCAGGAAGCTCGATTAACGCCGCCGCGCAAAGTGCTGAAACGCTGAACTCACGGCTGTCCAGCGCGGTATCTTCGTCCGATTTCGGAAAGAGCATGAGCGCGGCAGAACGTTCCTGTACGTCGCTGGGCAATCAGCTCCAACGTCTTGCTGATAGCGAACGGATGGGCATCAAGACAGATGCTCAGATGATGCGCTTCCAAGTCAACGTGGATAAGGCGAGGGACAGTGCTACACGGCTGGAGGCAGAATTGCAAAGGCTGGGTAGTCAGCAAGTCACAACGCCTGAGTATGAGCAGCTTGCGGCTTCCGCACAAAAAGCCGAACAGTCGCTTTTCAGGCTGTATGACCGCCGCGACGTAATGGAGCAGATGGGAACCAGTAAGACTTCTCGCGAGTGGCAGCGTCTTGAAATCCAGATTCAGAACGCAGAATACGCGCTGGAATCCTATGAACGCTCTATGCAGTCCATGCAGGCGAACGGCACAGCCTATGTAAACGGCGCGGATACAACGCAGTATCAGGAAATGTCCAGTGCGCTGCGGGATATGCAGGCACAGCTCGCGGGCTATGAGCAAACTGCCGCAGGGTTTGACGTGATTTCTGCCCCTGCCGCAAGCTCCGAAGCCTCCCTCAGGCGCGTTGACTCCGAACTTCGGCAAAAGCCCGAAGATGCAAGCGCCGCAGGTAGTGCTATGCGGAAGTTTGGAAGCGTTCTGAAAAGCGCGGCTTCTACCGCTCTGCGCATGAATGCGGCACTGGCGAAAATGGTCTTTAAGGGCGTATCTACCGGCGCAAAAGCAGCGGCGAACGGGCTGAAAAAGTTTTTCAGCAAGACAAAAGATGGCGTGCTCAGCTCTCAGGGACTCGTGAAGTCCCTGACAAGTCTGAAAACCATCCTGCTTTCGAGCATCAAGAGCACGCTCATTTCAGGTACCATTCAGTCTATCAAGGCATGTATGAGTTCCCTCGCGCAGTATTCCTCGGCATTTAACGCTTCTATGTCGAGCATGAAGAACGCTGTGAAAGGGCTGTCCGCCAATTTGGCCGTTACCTTCGGCAATCTGGTAAACGCCGTCGCACCCGCGATTTCTACAATTATCAGCTGGATTTCAAGGGCAATCTCCTATCTGAACGCTTTCTTCGCTCTGTTGTCTGGCAAAGGCACGGTCACGGTCGCCAAAAAACAAACCGACGAGTACGCCAAAAGCCTCGGCGGTGCGGCAGGAGCAGCGAAGGAACTGAAAAATGAGGTCTACGGCTTTGATGAACTGAACAAGGCTTCCTCCACCGATTCTGGAGGCGGAGGGGGCGGCGGGAGCAGCGCGGGCGACCTGTACGAAGATGTGCCTATTGAAAGTCTGCTTCCTGAATCCGTGCAGAACTTTTTCACCTCCCTCAAAACTGCCTTTGAAGCGGGTGACTGGGAGGGCATCGGCGAAATTGTCGCTGGCGGTTTGAACAGCATCGTGACCGCAGTTGATGACTGGATTGTGACGGTACAGCCGCTTGCCGTAGAATGGGCAAACCGAATTGCCCTTATCCTGAACGGCCTTGTGTCCGGCTTCGACTGGGCAAACCTCGGTAAGCTGATTTCTGATGGCTTGAACCTTGTGTTCAGTATGCTCAACACCTTCCTCAGCACGTCTGACTGGGCTACACTGGGCGCAGGGTTGGCTGCGGGGCTGAACAGCGTCTTTGAAAACACCGACTGGGCGACCATCGGCGCGACGTTCGCCAACAAATGGAACGCGCTGATTAACACCATCGAGGGCTTTGTCACAACCGTCAACTGGCAGCAGATGGGCGCGTCGATTGGAACAGGTGTGCAAAGCTGGTTTAACACCATCAACTGGAGCGGCCTCGTTACCTCCGTCAACGCAAGCATCAAGGGCGTTTTCAACGCAATCACCAACTTCATGCAGTCCATTCAGTGGGCAGACGTGGGTAAGAAAATCGGCGATATTGTCAACGGCCTCGACGTTGCGGGAATGATTGCAAGCATCACGACATCGCTGAACACGTTCGTATCGAGTGCATTCACGCTTGCAAATACCGTTTTGACCTCTGTGAAGTGGGAGGATCTCGGCAAGCAGTTTGCAGGCATTGTAAACGGTCTCGACATCGAACAGTGGCTCGCCGACTGGGGCACGTTCATTTCCAACTTCACCGAATCCGCAATGGATGCCGCTATCGGATTCATCGAGGGGATTGAGTGGACAGAGCTCGGCACTGCACTCTACAATGCTGTGACGGGCTATTACGAGTCGATTGACTGGGACGGTCTCGTCTCCCGCATGTTTGAGCTGCTGGGTGCGGCTATCGGCGGTGCTACGGCGCTGATTGCTTCTCTCGCGTCTAATATCTGGGACGGCATCAAGCAGGCGTGGGAAGATGTAAAGACGTATTTCGGTGAATATTTCGACGAGTACGGCGGAAACATCATTGCCGGTCTACTGGCCGGTATTCTGAACGCGATTCTCGACATCGGCACATGGATTTACGATAACATCTTCAAGCCCTTCATTGACGGCTTCAAAGCAGCGTTCGGCATAGCCTCCCCTTCCACCGTTATGAAGGAACAGGGCGGCTTCATCATTGATGGCCTGCTGTGCGGACTGACAGAGGGCTGGAAAGCCATTCTCGAATGGGTTGAAGGAATCGTCGCAGACTTTGCCGGATTTTTCAGCGGTCTATGGGAGGACATCAAAGGCGCGGCTTCCACGGCATGGGAGGGTATCAAGGATACCGTCTCCGGCATTTGGGATGGACTTTCCAAAAGTGCGTCTGAAACATGGGAGGGCATCAAAACTACTGTTTCCGACGCATGGAATAACTTGAAAGATGCCGCAAGTGAAAAGTGGAAGGACATTAAAACCACTGTTTCCAGTGTATGGAACGATCTGAAAGGAACCGCGACGGACGTATGGAGCAGTGTTAAGACTACTATTTCTGACACATGGAACAATCTGAAAGATGCCGCAACCGAAAAATGGAACGATGTTAAAGCCACGATTTCTGACGTGTGGACCGGCTTGCAGGGGTCGGCATCGGAAATCTGGGAGGGCATCAAAGGAACGGTTTCCGGCGTATGGGACGACCTCTCCAAACGCGCAACGGAAACGTGGGACAACGTTAAACAAACCATTTCCGATACATGGGACAACATAAAGTCCGGCGCAGAAACCGCATGGACTAACACGACGGAGTTTCTTTCCAACACATGGGACGGCGTGAAGTCTACTGCGGATACCGCATGGCAGAACATCAAAAACACCGTTATCGGTTGGTTTACCGGCACACGCGACGAAGCGAAGCAGGTTGACTGGAGCGGCGTCGGTGAAGGTATCACTAACGGTACAGAGGGCGGTATCACTGGACTTTGGAGCGACTTCAAGAGCCGCGTCGTCAGCAAGTTCAAGAGTCTCGTGAACAGCGTCAAAAGCACACTGGGCATTGCGTCCCCGTCGAAGGTTTTCAAATCCATCGGCGGCTTCATGATGGAAGGTCTGAATGATGGCATCGTGAACGAAGAAGATGCGGTTTTCAGGACAATGGGCAACCTTGCAAGCTCTATCGCCGATTCCAGCATCAGCGCCCCAGACATTGAGATGACAAGCAACGCAGTTGTATCCGGCATGGATAGAGTTGCGAGTCGGCTTTCCGACATTGCCGCAACCTTCATGCAAATTGCCTCCATGCTGACCGCCGCTGGCGGCTTCTACGCGCCTGCTGTGGCGGCTGGAACGGTAATCCCGTATAAGACAAGGGTAGCCGCTGAAAGCCCGTCTGCGAGCGATTCCGACCCCATTACGGCGTTCACGACAAACTTTGACGAAACCATGTCCGACCAGCGCGACCTTCTGCGCGAGCTGATTGATGTTCTGCGCGGCAAGAACCTGACGATTGACGGCGAAAGCCTGATGAAAGCTCTGAATTATCTGCAAAGATCGCAGATTAGAAGTTATGGAGGTGCATAAGCATGTCTGCAAAAGGCGTTTTCAAAATCAACGGTCATGACTATGCCCCATATGTCAAAGCTAAAACCGGGCTGGGCTGGGCGCGTGAGAACACCAACGATGAGGATGCGGGACGTGACGCTGGAGACGTGATGCACCCCAACGTAAAGTCTCATCAGCGCAAGCTGACGCTAAAGCTGGGGCCTATGCCGTTTGAAACGGCGCAGCAGCTTGAAGCCGACTTGCAAGGCGGTGACGATGGCGTACAGGTGCAATACCCCGACCTTCTGGACGGGGTATGCACCCGCCTGTTTTACAACACCTCGATCACAGCGGCGATTGAGCGGTTTACTGATGAGGGTATCAAGCTGGACGATATATCCTTCACGCTTATCAGCGTTAAGGAGGCGACGGTATAATGCAAAGCCGCCCTGACAACTGGGCGGCGGTATTCGCCGTCCCGCACATCACTGAGTATCGTTTTCTGATTGGCGGCAGTGAGTATCGAGAATCCGACATTCAGGGAACGCCTATCATTGAAAAGCCTCTCATGCAAGAACCGTGTATCGGGCGCTGCTGCACGGGTTCTCTGACCCTCGCCGTGCGTCCGCACGCAAACGAAACCATCCCGAAAGCGGCTTGCGTACAGGCGTTTTGCAGGCTGAAAAGCAGGAACGGAAACACCGTTACTGACTGGGTAAAGCAGGGAAAATACTGGGTTTCCCGGCGTTCTACCTCCGGCAGTCTGGTAACGCTGACCTGCCGCGACGGCATGATGCTGGCCGGACGTACCTACCTCGATAAAACGCAGTATACCGTCTGGCCCGTGGCTATGGCAGACGTTTTCAACGAGATTGTCAGTCTTATGGGTGTAACCGTTGACTCGCGCACGATCATCGAAACAGGCGGGGACTACAGAGTCGCATATCCTAACGAGGATGTGCTTATGTCAGAAATTCTTTCCATGATTGCCGCGGCGCACGGCGGTAGCTTCGTTATGACAGAGAAGGGCGAACTCAGGCTTGTACAGTACCCAGACACCGATTCACCTATACAGGCACTCGGCACAGCGTACATGCAGTACACCCCTCTTTCAACCGGCAAGAAAAGCATATCGCGTATTACGCTGACAGATTCAGCGGACAACCAGTTTACCTACGGCAATGACAGTGGTATCGAGCTGGCGGCGGGGTGCGAATATGCTACACAGGAAATGGTGGAGAGAATAGGCGCGAGCTATTCGCTCAAGAGCGGGGTACTGTTCGTATCAGACGGTGCTCTTTCAAACGGCGTACTTACGCTTTCCGACGAAAGCGCTCTGCAAGGCAACGTTATCGTTCTCGCTTCCAAAACAGGACTAATCGGGCGCAGTTTTATCCCCTACGAACTTTCGGGCACATATCTCGACCCGCTACTTGAAGTAGGAGACACCTTTTCCGTCACGCGAAAGGGTGAAACTATCCTTTTGATTGCCGCGTCAATCAGCATTCGATGCAATCCTTCATTTGTCTGCGACCTGCAAAACGGTGTTGCTGATGACGATGAGGATGAGGTACCGTATGTCGGCGCCGCAGAGCTACAAGCAATGCGCTACGTCAGCACGGGAAAAAGTTACTTCGGCAACCGCATCAATCGCAAGGAGGGCTTCGTCAGTGAGCTGCTGCACGATGGCGCGGCCGCTGCCCGTTTGATTGCCAATGCAACGACCTTCTCCATGCAGCGTTACCACGACGGCGCATGGCAAGACTGCATCTACTTCGACGCAGTTGAACAAAAGTATCGCCTGACTGGCGATGTAACGCTTGAGGGCGCACTCACATCGGTTGACCTCGCTACCAGCGGCAAAACGGTCATCAACGGTGATAACATTACGACTGGCACACTGAACGCGCAGCTCGTCAAAATCAGCGGGTCACGGGATTTCTACTGGAACAATGACAACATCTACCTCATTGACCCGACCAGTGACCAGCGGCAGATCCGCATCGGTGCATTCGACGGAACAAACCTTGGTATCGGCTTCACAAAGGACGGCGGCAAGTCATGGTCTACCGCCCTTGATTTCGACGGTCTGCACATTAACCAACAGGACGAATACTCCGGCGTGACGCTGACCGCCACAAGCATTGCTTTCCCTGCGGCGGCAGACGGTACGGTAACAGGCGAAAAGACGTTCACGAGCAACGTCGCGGCGTACACGGGAAAAAACTCCGTCATCCCGACTGTTGCAAGCGTGACTGGCGCCCCGAAGGGCATGACCGTTACCATCGGCGCGGCGCTGGAAAGCAAAGAAGTCCCCATCACAATCACCGTAGCCGATGGCGTAACGTTGGGCAACGCAGATTCCCTCAACGGAGTACTCAGCGTGAACGTTACCTCCCCTGTTGCCATGACTCATCGTATCAACTGGTGCAAGGTCAACACTGGCGCAAAGGGTGCAGACGGAAAACCGGGCAAAGACGGGGCAAATGGCAAGGATGGCACAAACGGTAAGGACGGTACAGACGGCACAAATGGCTATAATCAGGCGATCATCACGCTCTATCAGCGCCTCGCCTCCACCCCTGAACCTCCCACTGCTGTAATAACATACACCTTTGCAACCGGCGAACTGGCGGGAGACATGGGCGGCTGGAGCCGAACCGTCCCAGATGGCGAAAACGCATGTTACACCACATGCGCCGCCGCCATTTCCAAAGAAGCGTCCATCGCCATTCCCGCCTCTGCATGGACTACCGCCACTAAGTTGGTGGAAAATGGCACAAACGGTGCGGACGGAAAACCGGGCAAAGACGGGACGGACGGTAAGAACGGTACAGACGGCACGAACGGCTACAATTCCGCCGTCGTTCATCTGTACAAAAGAGCAGAAAGCGCCCCGGACGTACCTGCCAGCGCACTTCTGTACACCTTCGCCACCGCATCCCTGACAGGTACATTGGACGGCTGGACACAATCTTTGCCCGACGCGGACGGCAACCCATGCTGGGTCATCCAATCCCAAGCTGTGGCGCGAACGGCAACCGTATCCGTCTCCGTCTGGGCAGCCCCGATAAAGCTGGTAGAGGACGGCGAGGCAGGTGCAAAAACCTACTATCAGGACACCCCGCCCACCGACGCAAAGGAGCAGGATCTCTGGATTGATACAGACGACAACTGCAAACTGTACCGATATAACGGGACGGAATGGCAGTCTGTACAGGACATGAACATCCCGCAAATCCTTGAACAGCTTATTTCCGTCAACACTACTTTTTCTGTTTTGCAGGATTCCATCGAGAGCAAGGCATCGTCAACCTACGTCACGAATCAGTACGACTCATTGCTTAAAACCTTCAACAGTACGTTAAAGCAAACAGCAGAATCCTTGCAAGCGGAATTTGAAGCGGCTACGCAGAACGCCGCGGGCAGCGTGGATACCAAGTACTCTACACTGATTCGCGCAAGCGGTGACGGCGTGGAAATCGGCAAGTCCAACAGCGCTTTCCGTACCCTGCTGACAAACGAGCGGCTCTCATTCATGCAGTATAGCGGCTCAGTTGCAACAGAGGTTGCGTACATCAGCAACAAAAAGCTGTATATCACCGACGCGCAAATCACAAACAGCCTCGCTATCGGCGCGCAGGGCAAGAACACTTTCGTGTGGGCAAAAACATCCAACGGTCTTTCCTTGCGCTATGTAAGCGCGGAAAGCTAAGGAGGACAAAGAACTATGCCGTCAGTGGTCTTTTCATCGAGCAGTATTTCTCCGACCAACTCCTACCGAAAACGTGGAAATACTGTAACCGCTTCTTTTTACCAGAGCAGCGGCAGTCTCCCCGGCGCGGGCAGTTCCATCCAGAGTGTGGTCGTGTCGTTCTCCGACGTCACGGTCTATTCACAGACAACAGCCGGATTCTCGACAAACTACTTTGAGATCAGCCTCGACCTTGACAGCGCAGGTTCGCAGACGCAAGTCGCGTACAGCGTCAGTTCCGCACTTCTCAATTTCACGGGCGGCAGTATCACCTTTACCGTGTGGGGCGGCGGCAGCAGCACGAGCAACGTCCTAAACGTCCGCACTGGCTGTACAATCACCATCACCGTCAACTACTCCGCCGCTTCCAAGTCTA